AGTGTATTCTGTCGTCACCTTCGAACCGTTTGGCTAGAAACTGGTAAATCAGCCAATCGAAGGAAGTATGGTTACGACCCTTGTTTCGAATCTTGAAAGTGTTGCGTCCATGATTACCCGTCACGCATGGAATGAACACTTTACCGAACTCGTCAGCGAGTCTATTAATACACCAAGACAGCACCGCCCAAATATCTAGCACCGTCGGCATCATCTCCATCTCGTTAGACGCAGACAGCTCCTCATGTATATCACCCGATACCATATCGCCACCCAGCACAAATACAATGCCAGGATAAATAGGATTAGCGAAGTGATTTTTGAGAAGGTCTACGGAAGTTTCGATGAGGGTTCTGGCGCGTTCTTGGGCTATCTTGATGTTATAAGAGTTAACGCCTCCAATCTGCCTCGAATCTACCACCTCTGCCCAATGCCAATCTGACGCGAAGATAGTCGGGACTCCGCTAGTTGCGTGTTTCTTAGGGGGCGCAGATAACCACTTAGGCACGTCTATCTTGGACTTAGCTAACTTGATAATTGTAGACTTAACGTAGTCACAAGTTAGCTTATCTCGCTCTACTATATTGGCTGAAGTCTCCAACGCTCGTATCTTGGCTTGCGCTTCGGATAGTTGCTGGTAGGCGTTTAGCTCGGCGGCATCGCCGAAAGGTATCTTAGATTTAAGCCCTATCTTTGCAGCCGCCCTGAGTCTAGATCTAAGAGTGCTAGGACTCATATTTAAAAGTTTAGCGGCTGCTAGCTGAGAACCTGTTTTATGATACGCATTAAGCGTGTCCATTAAGTCCTTATTAGACGTGGGCTGGCTCATTCTGTACACCCGCAAGGCATATCAAAGCCTACATAAAAGGGGAAAGGATCTTGTGCCTTATGCGCCTCAATAATCGTCCCCCAAGCGTAGTTCCTACCTAAACCTTTTATGCTAGTCAATTCTGCGTTCTTTTCCATTGCAATAGCCCTTTCTATCAAGTTTGGATGCTTTTCATACAATTCAATAATCTCCTTCTTTTTAGAGCTAGGGCAAAAAAAGCAAGCAGACTTACTGACGTTGTTAATGCCGTGTTTCTTAATAGTGTCTAAGCAATCTTCTCTCTCCCATCCCCAATCAATAAGTGGATACCTGCGGTCATATTTAGGGTCGTCGCTCTTTGCAGCATTTTCTGCCCGTCGTGACTCCCCCGCATCGTACCCAATATACTTGGCGCACTTAGCCCCAGTTTTCCACCAATCTACTGCTGGTTGCCAATGATTTAAAAATTTGTTCTGGGGTCTAATCTTATGCTTTTCAGAACACGACTTAAACCCATAAGCTATGCTTGGTAGGTTTTTGCTCCTATAGCACTCCTCCTCCAAATTTTCCAAGCTACCATCTTTCCTGGTGCGCTTGACTATGGTTATAGATGGCAGACCATGATCCGCTAGCCATGCGCTAAACGCATCAATATGAGCATACGTTTCTGGTCGTTCACCTCCGGTATCGGCAAATAGGATAATATCTATGGGCATACCGCGCTCGTACATACCCAACACCATAGCCGTGCTATCTACCCCACCGCCGAACGCTACTATGTGTTGCTGCCTGCTCACTTGTGACACCGCCTATTGAAGTCTGTCAGAAAAGTCTCTATTGTTTTGGCTATGTCCGTAGCCACTGCGGGTGTTGGGGTGAACTTACTCTCGATAACATATTTGTTACGGCTACGCAGATATTCGATAGACTCTGCGCGTTTCTTTTGATTGTACTCAGTCATAACCATTTCCTTCCATATAACTACGAACTCCAGAATGTTCCATCTTCCTTAACTCAGGAGATGCAACGCCGTACTTCTTTCTCAACAAATCACCTGCATGAACTATTCTACCGCCGGTAGGGGCTTTTATCTTTGGTTCTCCCACGTAGTACGTACCTGTTCGGCCACCGCCTTTGCCTATCATAACGGACTGAATAACCCCTTTTAGCTTGACTAGCCTATTGTTTACTTGGTGTATCGTCAAGTTAGTGCCAGCTACAATCATCGGTTTACTGCACCCAGGGTGAGCTGATATGTAATCAATTATTTCACACATTTCAATTCCTCTAGCTTTGCCTTAATATCCTCTATCTTAAAGTAGTTGCCTTGCTTACCCTCTAGCGACTCTAGCTCTTTTCTTAGGTTGTAGTCTAGCCATGCTCTATCTTGGTCAGTCATTTTACCCTCGCTAATATAAAGTTAACAGCAGTGTCAACTACCACCACCACGCAGTACAGCGGAAATATCACTACGTACAGTATCATAAACAATCCTACACATCGTAAGTAATCAGTCATTGTATTCTCCTCCTTCGATAGCAATCATATTGTTTAAACAATCAGGGCAAAAGGATAATTCTTTATCTTCAAAGTCTCCCGTTAGCCCTGTCCCCGCGTCAAAGTCCCAACCACATACCAAACATATCTCAGTCATTCTTAGTACCTCCTTATTAGCTGCCTTGGCCTTCGCTGCGACTACCCTAGTCACGTAGTCTGTAGTCCAAGCCTTCGACTTTTTAGTCATCTCCTAATCACCGGTGGATTGGTTGCGTACGGATTGTTAGGAGAGTTTTGGCTGTTGACTGATCCGTAATTGCCAAGTGGGTTATTGATAGAGTCTGGGCTTAGTGTACTACCATATCTACCAAAAGGGTTGCTAGTGGAGTCAACCGCGTACGGGTTGCCCCCTAGTTGGCCTAGATACTTACCGGTCTGCTGATCATATAACTCTGCTGCCTGAACTGTTGATGCCATCATTAGTAGTGCTATTATCTTAATCATTTCGCCTCCCTTAGTGCATTGATATAAATAAAAGTAGCAGTATGCGCAACTACCTCAGCAGTCCTCCAAGCAAGTTTTGCAGCTTTACATATTTCCTCCGCGTCCTCCATCTCCTTCTTCAACTCCTCAAGCTTAGTCATTCCTCACCTCCACTTTAATTATCGGCTCTCTTGGTGTCGTGGCTTCGTGGACATTCCAGCCCACAGCGAAAGCGTAGGCTGCGATTAAGAGCCACATTCGACCTCCTGTATACGTTTACCAATCCATGCCATTACTGGCACAGCCATCGAGTTACCTAACGCTTTGTATCTACCGCCATCTGGTGTCTGCTTACCGTTCAGTTTAATGTCTGTATAGCCATCAGGGAAGCCTTGCAAGCGTTCACACTCAACTGGAGTTAGTCTGCGGACTGCCATGTGGTGGTGCAAGTTTTGATCCTGTACCGTGCTAATGGTAAAAGCCTTCTCGTCTTGCCCCAAGTACCCTTTACCACCGCCCTCGCACCCCCCTCTAATCTTGAAGGTTGATGCTACCACAAAAGCTGGATTCTGCGTTTCGCCACCACCTCCTGAGTTTTTGGTTATGCACCCTGCTAAATCATTCTCTATAATATGACCAATAGCCTGTGGTGAATATGTGTGCGCTACCGCGTGGCGGTCAGTAGTGTTAAGTGTGAAGCTAATGTCCTCGTTCACCCCATCGCCTTGTGGCCCATTCTTCTCTGCTCTACCTATCATACTACCTTGTAAAGCGTAGCTTTTTACTGCAAAGGGTACGTTACCACCACCAGTACCCCAACGTGCAGCCACAGTAGAACAAGTTTCGCCCATTTCTGTCACACGGCTGTCTGCTGGGTGGTTCTCGTAAACGATACACTTACCTTCATCAACCCATTGATTGCACCCCCATTTATCTGAATCAGACGCATTGAGGGTAGACATGAGTTCTGGATCTGTACCAGACCCAACAACAAACTGGTCTATTTGTCCATCAAGGCGGCTTCCAATGCCTGTTGTAATCGTGTTGGAAGTTTCTTCCCCCTTTTCTCTGCTCTTCTTAGAATCCCCGCGCAGGCTTTCGGGCTCAAAAAGAACCTCTGCGGCACTTCTCCAGTCTCCAAGACATCCGACAACAAACACCCTTCTGCGCCTTTGTGCGACTCCGAAGTTTTGAGCGTCAAGCACTCTGTATGCGAACCCATACCTGAGTTCGCCCAACGCCCCAAGGAAGGAACCAAAATCCCGTCCTCCATTGGAACTGAGGACACCTGGCACATTTTCCCATACGCACCATTTGGGTCTAAACTTGTCAAGAATTCCAAGATAGGTGAGCATGAGGTTTCCTCTTGGATCTTGTAACCCTTGTCTAAGCCCAGCAATGGAGAAAGATTGACAAGGTGTTCCTCCGACCAAAATGTCGATTGATTCATTTAAATTCCACTCCTTAAATTTAGTCATATCCCCAAGATTGGGTACATCTGGATAGTGATGGTTGAGAACTTGGCTAGGGAACTTCTCAATCTCTGAGAAGGCTTCTGGCTTCCATCCAAGGTCGTGCCAAGCTACTGTGGCCGCCTCAATACCTGAACAGACCGAGAGGTATCTCATATTTCTTCCAACCTTTGAGCATACCACGCAGCCTTGCCAGCATCATCCTCACCTTTAGCACCCATGCGACTAGCATACTTCAAAAGATTACCCCTAAGATACCCACGATATTCCTCTGGCGACAGCTTGGCTTTGATAAAATCGATAGTTTCTATTCCCCCTTTCATGTAATGAGGAGGACTATTAACCATGTCAGCATCCCAATCTGACTCACACGCAGGCCACTCCTTACTGCTCTTTTCATCCACCCAGTAGTTAGGCTCGTTAGCCTCCATAGCCACTTTAGCTTCTGTAATCTCCTGCCACGTATAGCCGTAGTCCTTAATCATTTTATCCTGTACCTCCAAGTGAGTAGTACAATCAGCCCTTATCTTTCGATAAATGTCATATATCTCATTCATGGTGTTTTTCCATAATTTCGTTAAATAAATCAAATGCAGCCACCTTGTCCGAACTCATCTTGGTGTACGCCCCCTTGCTACACGCTATGCTCAACAGCACCAACTCTTGCGTTGTTGCCTTGCCCAATGCGTCCAATATTGAAAACGACTTGCCTTTAGTGCTATACTCGTATGTCATTTACTTCCCCCTTTGTTTATATGCAATATCCCAAACCCGACCCCCGCACACTAGTTCAGCCCTCTCACGCCCAGGTATTATCCACCTTGGTTCTAACACTATCTTGTGGTAGCAGTCGCAGTAAGGCTGCACCAGATGAGTCGGTAGCTTCTCTATACCCTTGCTGGGGCAAGCAAATATATCTGTCATTGTTACCATAAGAATAACTGCTATTGCAAGTATTAGAAATTCTCTCATGCTCGTCTCGCCTCCTTCAGTATATCTATACGTTCTCTAGTAGCCCGCAGTACGCTATACCTTTGATGCAACCTCTCTAGTATAGAGATCCGCTTAGACCCCACCCGTTCATCATCTAGCAGCTTCAACACCTCTGCCTCTGTTAGCGCATACAACTTATCATTTAGACTTCGCCAAGTTAGCAATTTTAGCCTCCAATTTTGTGACTACACCAAATATCCTGACCAGAGCTTTCTTCGAGGCGTTGTACTCACGAGTCCTAATCCTCATTTCTGCTTTAGCCGCCTTTAACTTCGTTTTCACCTTAACTCCTCCGTTGCAATGTCAGACAATGCTCTTTTATCCGCAAGCGCACCCCATATACGCTCGTCAATCGTTTTGTTCGTTATTAATATGTAGCACCATACTGCGTGTTCTTGACCTGACCTATGCAAGCGTCCAATGGTCTGCTCGTATAGCTCTAATGACCACGGCAGCGACAAGAATATAATCTTGCTACCACCGTACTGTAGATTCAATCCATGCCCCGCAGACTTGGGGTGGACTAAAAGCAGTTCTATTTCGCCTCTGTTCCATCTAGCTACTGCGTTAGGGCAGTCTAGCGTGAGGGCTTTGGGATACCGGCGCTGTAGTTCAGCCAGTTCGCCTTTATATGTATACGCTATAATCGTATTGGCGTGTTGATTTTCTTCCAGTACGTTAGCTAATAAATCAAATTTATGTGTTGACAACCAGAGGGTGCTTCGTGTATTGGTGTACTTACCTGGAACTGGTGATGCTACGCTGTCGTTGTCGTATATGAACCCACTGGCCATCTGCTGTAGCTTGCCTGTGACTACACCGGCGTTAGCTGCCACGGCGGTAGCTGTAGGAAACTGCACAACAAAGTCCTTTTTCATTTTGTTGTAGTCCTTGAGATCCATGTCGCAGCGCATCTCAACAATGTGCAGAGGCGGTAGCTTATCCTTGTACAGTTTGGACTCTAGCAGAAACGTAGCGGGCTTGATGATAGCCATAACATTCTCTAGCGCTCCCTTGCGTGCAGCCCATTCGCCGAACTCCTTATTAATAAGTATAAAGTGCTTCTGTAGAAACGCGCCCTTAGACCGCCCTAGCAATGTCTTGTCCACGATCTTGCACTGACCGAATACATCCTCTAGGCCGTTACTGGTGAATGATCCTGTCAAGCCCCAACGGATCTGTATGTGGTCTATCTCGCTGAACAGCGCCTTGAAGCGTTTACCTGATGGGTTCTTCAGTCTCGTTAGCTCATCGAACACAATGCCGTCAAAGTCTAGATGGGGTATAGACTTCAGGCTATCGTAGTTCATAACTACTACGTCAGCCTTAGAGTCAAACGCAGTCTGCCGTATTCTGGGCGTGCCTACTGCTACAGCTAGCTTCAGAGTAGACCACTTAGGCGCTTCTATTGGCCAGACTTCCTCGCACACACGTTTAGGCGCTATGACCAAATACCGGCCACCGCGCTTCTCCATAGCGTGTAGGGTTAGCGCAGTCTTGCCAGCCCCTACTGCCGCCAATACCATAGCACGGTCATGGGCTAGCAGAAAGTCAGCGGCCTCTACTTGGTACGGTCTAAGTTCCATTCGTCTATTCCCTCTTTCGTCCACAAGCACGCATACTTCTGATTAAGCCGCTTCATCTCGGCAGCAAATATTTTTTGTAATTCTGACAACCTACCACCCTTGGTCTTTAACTCTATAAACCATGTCTGGCCGTCCAAGCATACGATTCTGTCTGCTACTCCCTTGCGTCCAGGTGATGTAAACTTATACGTCCTTCCACCTGCTCTATCTACTGTCCAGACTAGGTGCTTCTCTATCTCGCTTTCTTTCATGATTAGAATATATACCATAAAGAAGTTATTGACAACTCTTTTTTTTAGGTTTAAGATTCAACCTCCATTAATCGAAAGGTAAACTATGAAACATTCATCTATAGTCGGAGGCTCAACAGCCAAACGTGTTATCAACTGCCCAGGTTCTGTAGCACTATGTGCTACGATGCCTGCTAAAGCCTCAAGCAAGTACGCTGACGAGGGTACGCTACTACATAATGTCATCGCTGAGATGCTGACATCAGACAGGCCGTTACTAGACTACCTTGGCACAACCTACGCTGATGAAGTGCTGACCGAAGATTTACTAAAAGACAAGATACTGCCTGCACTATCAGCCCTTGAGGAGATAGATCCTGACCATACTATGCAGTTCGCTGTAGAAACAAGCGTTAACTTCGGTCAGCTTATGCCCAAGGTATTCGGTTCTACAGACCTTATTGGCAGAATGGGTAATAAGGCTATCGTGCTTGATTGGAAGTTTGGTAACGGCCTGATAGTAGAAGCCGCAGAGAATGAACAACTTATGTTCTACGCAGCGGCGGCCATGAGAACAGAAGCAACTTTATGGGCATTTAAAGATGTGACCGAAATAGAGTGTATAATAGTGCAACCGCCTAGCATCAAGCGGTGGACTACTACACCAGATAGAGTTAAGGCTTTCGAGCGTGAACTAACTAACGCTGTCAGAGAATCATCCAAGCCCGAAGCTACACTTAAATCAGGCGATCATTGTCGTTGGTGTTCTGCTAAACCAGTATGCCCTCAGATGACAGGAGCAGTAGAGCGAGCGCTGAAGGTGAAAGTATCTAGCCTTGACGCTTCCGCTATATCAGCAGCACTAAAGGACGCAGACCTACTAGAGGGGTGGATAACTGACCTTCGTGCGTTAGCCTTTAAGATACTAGAGTCAGGCGGTGCAGTACCAGACTATAAGTTAGTGGCCAAGCGTGCTATTCGCAAATGGGTGGACGAGAGCAAAGCAGCGGATTGGCTTGATGGTAACGGCGTAGTACCCTTTACCGAAGATATACTCAGCCCTGCTCAAGCAGAGAAGGCGCTGAAAGAGAAAAAGATGGCATTGCCCTCCGAGTTAATCGTGGCAGTATCATCTGGCAACACCCTCGCAGCTAGGAGCGATCCTAGACCAGAGGTGCTTCAACTAGCTCAGCATCTTGCTAAGCTATCATTAATGTAAGGTAAAGGAAAATATGTCAAATGTAATCGCATTTTCAAACGCAGGACTTCCAGATGTATCTACATTGTCAACCGCCCTACGCACACTTGAAGTAGAGGTGGGTTCGGCGGGTACTGTAATCATTAAGATGGATAAGACAGGCCATTGGGTGTACGGTGCAGACCAAACGGAAGTGGATGACGCAGCAACTTGGGTGGTCAACCCATTCTCATTCATTCACGGCTTTATTGCTTGGGGTGATGGAGAAGTGCTGGGTGAGAAGATGGTCAACGTCAGTCAGCCATTGCCAGAGCTTGACGTATCCCCCGCAGGCGCTAAGCGTGGGTGGGAGACTCAGGTAGGCATGAGCATGAAGTGCTTAACTGGTGATGATGCAGGAATGGAAACAACATTCTCTACAACGTCAGTCGGTGGTAAGCGTTCTGTGCAGGCGCTTGCTGTTGCCATTGCTAACCAAGTAGAGAAGGATCATTTGAAACCTGTGCCGGTGGTGTCTCTGAAGAAGGAACACTATCAGCACAAGTCGTATGGCCGTATCTTCACACCCATCTTTGAAGTATTAGATTGGGTTAGCATGGATGGCAAGACAGAAGAACCCGCACGCCGTAGAGTTCGCGCTTAGTTCACTACTTTCTGCCGTGTGACAGACGGCAGTCGGGAGGGAAATATGCTATACCTAGATTTTGAGACTCGCAGCGAATGTGATTTACCAACGCACGGCGTATACAACTACGCTCAAGACGCTACAACAGAAGTGTTGTGTATGAGCTATGCTTTCGATGACGATGAAGTCCAGACATGGACACCTGACGCGCCCTTTCCTGAAGCTATTCGTAGCTACACCGGTGAGATCCGCGCTCATAATGCTGCCTTCGAGCGTTTAATTTTTTGGTATGTCCTACATATAAACTTCAAGCTAGAGCAGTTTTACTGTACGGCTGCACAGGCACGGGCTAACTGTCTGCCTGGAAGCCTTGAAGATGTAGGCCGTGCGCTCAGCAGCAAAATGAAGAAAGACCACAGGGGCAAGCAGCTTATACGCTTGATGTGTGTGCCCCCATTCAACGATTCGCCCACCCTCATGCAAGAGATGGTTTGTTATTGTGAACAGGACGTCCGTGCTATGCGCTCCATCTCGCAAACTATGCGTCAACTCTCAGCTACCGAGCTACTAGACTACCACGTTAACGAGCGCATAAACGACAGAGGCGTACTGGTCGATACTGCCTTATGTCTGGCTGCCGTGCAGTACGCAAGCGTGGAGACAGACGAGATTCAAGCCCTAGTTGCAGACATAACCCAAGGCGAAGTGCTAAGCGTACGTAGCCCCAAGATGAGATTATGGGTACAAGCCCGTGTTGGAGAAGAAGCCCTAAAGCTCATGTATAACGGCGAGCGTTATTCGATAGACAAGACCGTACGCGCTAATCTATTGACATTAGATGCAGACCAAGTACCACATGATGTAGCGGACGTTATACAGTGCGCTGATGATATATGGGCTAGCTCAGTCGCTAAGTTTAAGCGATTGGCTGATCTAGCAGACACAGAAGATAAGCGCGTGCGTGGCGCTTTTGTGTTCAATGGTGGGGCAGCCACAGGGCGTGCTTCATCCTACGGAGCGCAAGTCCACAACTTTACACGCAAGTGTGTGAAAGACCCACAAGCTACACGAGATGCAATGGTACGTGGGCATAGCGTTGTGCCTAAGTTTGGCGTACGGGTAACAGACGTATTGAAAGGTATGCTTCGCCCCTCGCTTATACCCGCCCCAGGTAACGTACTGATTGTAGCGGATTGGGCGGGTATTGAAGCACGGTGCAATCCGTGGCTATCCGGTGATGCCGAGGAAGTGCTGCAAGTGTTCCGTGATGGATCGGACATTTATGTCCGAGAGGCGCAGGGTATTTTCCGTGTAGCGGACATATCGCCTGAACAGCGACAAGTGGGCAAAGTGGCAATTCTTGCTTGTGGCTACGGTGGTGGTGTTGGAGCGTTCGCAGCCATGAGTAAGGCCTACGGTGTATCTCTAACCGAATCGGAGGCTAAGCGTACTGTGGACGCATGGAGACGTGCTAATCAATGGGCAGTCAACTACTGGCAACAGCTAGAGATCGCCTACATGAAAGCTATGCGTCATAAAGGCCGTGAGTTCTCAGCAGGGCGCGTTACCTATATGTTCGATGGTATACACCTCTGGTATATACTGCCCTCTGGCCGTGTGCTGTGCTATCCGTTTGCTAGGCTAGAGACAGATGGCGTTACATACCTGAAAGCCGCATGGAAACCAACCGCCGAAGCTAAAGAATGGCCACGCGCTCGCTTGTGGAAAGGCCTCGCTTGTGAGAACATTACACAAGCAGTCGCTAACGATCTGCTACGCCATTCTTTACGCCAAATTGACGCAATCCTACATATTCACGATGAAATAGTCGTTGAATGTGCGGAAAAAAATGCAACCGCAGTAGCAGCACAATTAGAGCTTATTATGTGTACCCCTCCGGCGTGGGCAACTGGCCTTCCGCTTTCTGTTGAAGTGCAAATTATGAAAAGGTATGGCAAATGATTAACTATTTAACAAACATTGCACCAGAAGGCGAGACGTTCCTAGTGGTCAAGCAGTCAGCTAAAGCATGGCCTGCTTTTCTGCCCAGTAAAAAGATGACAGCAGGCGCGTGGTATGGCAATACCGCGATGTTTATAATTGACCGCTTTATAGACGGCAAGCCGTCCGCGTCAGCATCTAATTGCGAACACGTTGGCTTTATGGTACTAGATGACATAGGCACAAAGTCCACCGTTCCACCGCTTGAACCTACATGGAAGATGGAAACATCGCCCAACAACTATCAATGGGGCTACACCTTCGCGCTTGATGGCCAACCAACTAAGGGCGACTTCTCAGCAGCAATCAAGGCCATAGCAGACGCAGGCTTTACCGATGGTGGGGCTATCAACCCTGTACGCAACTTTCGCCTACCAGGATCCATCAACCTAAAACCTGGGCGCGACAACTTTGCGAGCGTGCTTACCGAGTTCCACCCAGAGCGTGAGTTCACTCTTGACCAGATATGCACGGCCTTAGACGTTGTACCTGAAGCAGCCGACACTTCCACGCTTAACCGGATAGACATTGCCGATGATGGCACGGACGAGGTGCTTGCTTGGCTAAAATCTGCCGGTTATCTGCTAGCCGAGGGCAATAGCGCAGGATGGTGGGGCGTTATGTGTCCGAACCACGCCGAACACTCCGATGGCAATCCTGAAGGGCGTTATATGCCAGTTACACGCGCTTACACTTGCCTGCATGAGCATTGCAGCGAATGGGACAGCCATAAATTCCTACAATGGGTAGAGCAGGAAAGTGGTATCAAGTGTGGCCACGGCCTACGCGATGAACTTCTCGCAGCCGTGATGGAAACAGCCTTATCCAAAATAGAACCGTCCGATATGTTCAAGACTGACGCGCTAGCCGAAGTCGAACGCAAGGAGTTAGGTCGTATCGAACGGTCTAAATGGTTTGAACGCTTCGCATACATTCAAGAGGACGAAGCCTATTTTGACTTACAGGATCGCCGTGAAATATCACGCGCTACATTTAACGCGCTATACAGACACGTTGATTGCAAGAGCATACACACGAATCGCAAGGTCGAAGCCTCGGTGTTCTTTGACGAGAACAGGCAGACGATGGGTGCTAAAGCCCTAGTCGGCGTTACCTACGCAGCGGGGGACTCGGTGCTATCTTCACGCGATGGAGATATATACGGCAATAGATGGCGCGATGCTCGTCCTGTCTGCGTTACTGGCAACATGGCTCCTTGGCTAACCCATTGCGAGATGGTCATTCCTGACGATGTAAGCCGTAACCATATATTTGATGTGATGGCTTTCAAACTACAGAACCCGCGCATAAAGATTAACCACGCCATTTTGCTAGGTGGCATAGATGGATGCGGAAAAGATACAGTCTTTGCGCCATTCATACACGCCGTGTGCGGTAGTGGATTTAAGAATTATGGCGAACTTAACTCCGACAACATGAATTCTCAATGGGGCTATAAACTACAAAGCGAAATATTAATCCTTAACGAGCTTAAAGAACCTGACGCGGCCGCACGGCGCGTATTGGCTAACAAGCTGAAGCCCCTCATCGCTGCGCCACCTGAGACAATTTCAATTAATCGAAAAGGTATGCACCCTTACGATATGTACAATCGTTTACTGGTGATTGCATTTACTAACGACTACATCCCGATTAGCTTACCCTCCTCGGATCGCAGATGGATGTGCGTCTGGACACACGCGCCCAAAATGCCAGAAGCGGAGGCTTCCTGGATGTGGGATTGGCTAAAGTTGGGCGGTGGATACTCAGCCATTGGCGCGTGGCTGTACGCTCGCAACGTGTCGCACTTTAAGGCAGGCGCACCGCCACCAATGACAGAATACAAGCTGTCAATGGTAGAACACGGCATGAGTGCCTCTGAGTCGCACATTGTCGAGATGCTACGCGCACGCATGGGCGAGTTCGCTTCTGGTGTAATCGGTTCGCCCTTCCAATCGTTGTGCGATAGGCTAGCCACGAGCCTCAATAGCAAAGTGCCACCGAGTGCGCTAATGCACGCGCTAATGGAAGCGGGTTGGGAGGACTGCGGGCGTATAAGTTCGAGGGAATACGGAACAAAGAAGCACGTTTTTAAAGCCCCAAACATCGAGGCTTCAAAGAGTGAACTACGGAGAATGTGCGAGCCTACATTAGGTAAACTACGAGTAGTATAAGTGTGCCGATTAGATAGAGCATTTTTCTAGTGCCTCCGCGTATAGGGCGTGTTGTAGTTGCGCGTCCTGAAGTGCCTTCCATGCCTCTTGTAATGCCTTGTATGACATATCCAAGCGTTGCTTCGCTACTATTATCTCTAGGTCTATCATTGCTCCACCTCCGTAAGCCACGCCCCGCCTTTGTGCCATGTGCCAATATGTTTATTGGTGTGTCTATCATAGTAGAGAGTTAGACGCACCTCCTCCTCGGTATAGGCTCGGCAACTGAGGGCTTGATACTGCCCAGACACTATGCCCTCGAACTTGGCTTTTGTAATCTTGCTAAATTCTTGCCTCATGGAAACACCCCCAAATCTATCGTTGGTTTATTGGAGGGGTCGCAGTTATAGAAGTCCTCCATATCAGCATAAAGCATGACGTACTCTTTAGAGATGCCCAACACCCTACCATCGGCAAGCGTTATCAAGTCGCAGTCGGGGTACACGTGTTCCATCGCGGTTATGTGTAACATTTTATCTGTAAGCATTTCTAATCTCCTCCTCTTGTTGTAAATGGTCGTTGATGTATTGCAATAGATTATTACGCGCCACGTCATCGCTAAAGAATATGCCCGCATAATCGCCGGTTAGGATGCCTAGCGCATCGTGGATGTGTTTGACTGCTAGGTCTAGTGCTTCGTCTGCTAGTTGCTCTGGAATTAACATTCTGACACCCTCCAATCTTCTGAATTAAAATCTGACCTATATCCCATCGCAACCGAGTAGAGGCAGTCGTCTATAAAGAGTATTAAATCCGCTTCCGCTTCCGCTTGCGTGGCGTACGTTTCCTCGTTGGTGTTTTCCCACTCATCGCTAATCATTCTACATTGAACCTCATACCTAATCATTTTATGCCTCCTTAGAATTGATAGAAAATTACATTGTCGTCCGGTGTCTGACCGATAAACTCTGTTACGTTGTATAGATAATGCTTTACATCGTCCATGCTCCAATCGTCTGCTATGTACTCCTCGTCTTGGTCTAGTATGTAATCCCTAACGACCTCCTCCACGCTTAGTTCGCTAATCTCGCAACATAGCGCGATGACATCTAATTGATAAGGCTTTACGCTATCCTCTGCGTACACCCGTTCGAGGTAGTCGAAAATATAACCCAGAGCCTCTGGGGTGAATTGATTGCCTCTGTCGTGGTCGTGGAACGCTTGGACAAATTGTCTTTCATTTATAGTTTGTAGCATTTTGAACCTCCGTTTAATTGGTGCGATAGGTGTTAGCTTGGATTTTATATACATCGTTCAAATCCATGTCATCTGCCCAATCTGGGTCACAATCATAATTCTGACCGTGATTAATAAAACATTGCTTGAGTGCTTCAAGTGCTTTGGCTTTAGTAGTGCCATACGCCTCGAACTGAAAATTACGACTATCTGATTTAGCGACCCACATATTACACCCCCAAGAAAAATAAGACTGCGATTAAAACACCCATCAAGCCACCGACTATATACTCATGATATTTGTTGTACATTTCCAGGATCCTCCAGTAAGTTAACTTTTGTTGCTGATTAGGATTATACATACTCTGTAAGAGATTGTTTGACATATATCAACTTTTCTTCATTTAGCAGTTTTGTGGGTAATGTCGGTGAATTGTGGGTATTGGATAGGCGTGTAAATGACCACGCGGGAAGCCCCGCTGCGAAAGGCTTGGCGAGGAATGTAGGTCATGTAGGTAGTATACTTTTAATATTAGATATTTATATATATGGGAACAGCAGAACGCACCGATGGCGCAGAATGTTGTCAGCCCGCGACTTAAAAGCCATGACTACATTGCCTACATTGCCTACATTACCACAAAGCTAGTAGGGTTATTAGCTCTCTCTTTCCGGTTGCCGACATTGCCTACAATCTATAGATACACTCTAAATGTATGTGAATACTGGCACGCGACTGTTGTCGGCAGCCGACATGACCCACACCCAAAAGGTGAAAAGTAAAACGGTATAACCTTACAGGATCCTAGGTTATTATTAGCCTTGTTGCTAGTGTGGTTATCATTGACCCTGTTAGCAGTATGGCTTTGTGAAAATGGCAATTTTCAAATCCAGGGGGGAGGGCGGGCCTTGGACTTGGTGGTGTGGTCGCGGCTGGGTTCGCAGACAATTTTTTTTTCTGTGGCTATGTTGCAAAAGATGTTGCACCCGAATAGCCACCCGATTAAACCTATTTGACAATATGGCTATAAGGTATGATACTATCCGCAAATGCTATCATTGCCCTACAGTCCTAGAGTAGTACAGGCCACCGAAGCACGGCTACAGAAGATATACGACGCTGCTAACATAGGGCTAAAAGGTGACTCCCTGGCGCTAGCCGCCGGTATGTTACCTAGCGAATACAGGCAGCTATGCCAAATGGATCCACTCGCAGACATGGCGGCGTTGAAGGGTAGAGCAGATGGCGAGATAGAAGCCGCCACGCAACTCCGAGAAGCCGCCCGCGAAGGCGATGCGAAAGCAGCGCTAGCGATACTACAGCACGTATACGGCTGGACGGCCAAACAGGAAATATCTGTTGACGTATACCAGAAAATCAGCATCACTCAAGCACTACTCGAAGCACAGGGGAGGGTCATAGATGGCTAATGCTCTATTTGATCTAAGGAGTATGTTACCGGAGAGCCGCCCTGACCCGTACATGAATACGCTACTCTCAAGGTATAAGCAGCGTATAGAGCAAGCGGCTATGGAGAACGCGCGAACTAACTTTATCCCTATGCCACCTAGTTGGATGAAGAACTCATCAAGCAATAGCGTTATGGGTAAGATTGATCTAAATGACCCGTATGGTGTAGAACAAGCTCGAAATGCTAATCCTACTGCCAACGAGGAAGCTGGGCTAGAAATGCCAATGCTCGCAGACCCCTATAACTACGTAGGTATGGGGGTTGGAACTGGCGCAGCCAACGCTATGAGTAAGTTTGTAGCCCCCAAAGCGAATCAGATGCTTGAGAATTACATGGTCAAGTCTGGTATGCAACTACCAGCTACCGTATGGCATGGCTCGTCCCACAAGTTTGACAAGTTTGATGCCAGTAAGTTAGGCACAGGTGAAGGCTCACAAGCCTATGCTCATGGTCATTATACAGCCGCCAACCGAGATAATGCACAGTGGTATATACCTACTTACGAAGGCGCGCCAGAAGGACAATTATACAAAATAGACCTACCTGACAAACACATAGCTAATATGTTAGATTGGGATAAGCCATTGAGTGAGCAATCCTGGTTCAAAGGCTCGCCAAGTTATGATGAGATACTTGCTACTGTTAAGCGTGAAGGTAGACAACCTACAGCCCAAGAAAAACTAATAGTCAAAATAAAATCTCCTTACACAAATTTGTCCGAAAACATGACGGGGGAAAACCTTTATTCTAATCTTGGATCTAATATAGTGGAATCTGCAAAAAACGCAAAGGAATATGGCATACCGGGAGTCACATACACAGCACGAGGTGCTGGCGCAGGGTCAACCAACTACGTTGTGTTCCCAGGCAACGAAGATATGCTCAACATACTAGAACGCAATGGTCAGAAACTCAAAGATTAATGCAACTACCTATATATAAGTCTGACGAGGAGCAGTTGCTAATGCAACGGCTTTGGTCTACCAAGCTAGCAGACAACCCTGAAGATTTTGTACTATTCGCCTTTCCTTGGGGGCAGAAGAACACTCCACTCGCTAACTTCAAAGGACCACGACAATGGCAACGAGAAGTGCTACGCGAGATCAAGGGGCACATAGACGCTAATAAAGGGCAGATTCAGATGGACACGCTACGGGCTGCGGTCAGTAGTGGACGGGGTATTGGTAAGTCGGCGCTAGTAGCGTGGCTTATATTATGGATGCTGACCACTCGCATAGGTAGTTCGGTGGTGGTGTCGGCTAACAGTGAAAGTCAGTTGAAGTCAGTAACTTGGGGTGAATTGACCAAGTGGCAGGCCATGATTATCAACTCTCACTGGTGGGAGATCAGTGCAACCAAGCTCGTACCGGCCAAATGGCTATGCGAACTGGTGGAGCGCGACCTGAAGAAAGGTACTCGGTACTGGGCGGCAGAAGGCAAGCTATGGTCTGCTGAGAATCCTGACAGCTACGCGGGGGTACACAATCACGACGGTATGATGTTGATATTTGATGAGTCTAGCGGTATACCCAACCCTATCTGGGACGTTGGTGCTGGGTTCTTTACCGAGAATATATTGGATAGGTACTGGTTCGCTTTCAGTAACCCCCGTAGAAACGAGGGTTATTTTTTTGAATGTTTCCATGCCAAGCGTGCCTTCTGGAAAACCAGAATAGTTGATGCAAGAACAGTAGAGGACACAGATAAACAAGTATATGCCCAGATTATTGCAGAGAATGGTGAGGACTCCCCGCAGGCTCGGATTGAAGTGTACGGGGAATTCCCTAGCGCGGGGGAGGATCAGTTCATCAGCCCGATGCTGGTGGACGATGCGATGGGTAGAGAAAGGTATAAAGACCTGACAGCGCCTATAGTTATAGGAATCGACCCAGCGCGAGGCGGTGCGGATAGTACGGTGATCGTGGTGCGCCAGGGTCGGGACTTGATAGCTATAAAGAGGTACTCAGGCGAGGACACTATGACCATCGTCGGGCGGGTCATCGACGCGATGGAAGAATACAAGCCTGTACTCACAGTAATTGACGAAGGTGGACTAGGTTATGGTATACTTGACAGATTAGTAGAACAGAGGTATAAGGTACGAGGCGTTAACTTCGGCAGTAGAGCTAAACAATCTATCGCTTTTGGTAATAAACGTGCTGAAATGTGGAATAGTATGCGAGAATGGCTAAAGTCTGCTAGTATAGCAGATGATAGACAATTAAAAGCAGACTTGACAGGCCCAATGAAACGGCCAAACTCGTCTGGTACTATATTTTTAGAGGGAAAGAAAGAGATGAGGGCAAGAGGCTTGGCTTCTCCTGACGCTGCGGATGCACTCGCGGTGACTTTTGCTTTTCCTGTAGCGCATAGAGAGTATACTGAACCAGTAAAGCGTAGTTATTCACAGCAAGGTGTTATTAATTCTTGGATGGGAAGCTGACATGGCAATACCACACACCACCACAGGTAAGGGTAAGAATTACAACCCTACTAATAAGGGAGCAGGTATGACGGCCAAAGGCCGAGCTGAGTATAATGCAAAAAACAATAGTAACTTAAAAGCTCCAGCTCCAAATCCTAAAACAAAAGCAGATGAAGGTAGAAAAGCGTCATTTTGTGCCAGAATGAGCGGTGTTGTTAAACACGCTAAAGGTGATGCACCACGGGCTAAAGCGTCGCTAAAGAATTGGAACTGCTAATGAAGAACGGACTGTATGCTAATATCAATGCTAAACGTGAAAGAATTGCAGCAGGCTCTAAAGAAACTATGCGTAAGCCTGGTGCAAAAGGTGCGCCGACTGCTAAAGATTTTAAAGACTCAGCCAAAACCGCTAAGAAAGGTAAATAAAATGCCGCTAAAAAAATCGATGTCTATACCAAAAATGATAAAGGTTGAAGTTAAAGCAGGAAAGCCTATTAAACAAGCAGTTGCAATCGCCTACGCAGTAAAATCTAAGAAGAAATAATGGCATACGATCAGACTAGCATGAACATCGTCGGTAAAGTAGCCGACGGTGACTCAGAACCAGCAGAGTACCTATCTTTAATGCGTTCACGCTTTACGATGGCGGTATCTGCGCTATCTGAAAGCCGTGAAGATGAACTTGACGATTTAAGGTTTAGTGCAGGCTCACCAGACAATCAATGGCAATGGCCTGCGGATGTACTGGCAACGCGAGGCTCAGTACAAGGGCAAACAATCAACGCACGACCATGTTTAACCATCAACAAACTCCCACAGCACGTAAAGCAAGTAACCAACGACCAAAGACAGAACAGGCCAAGCGGCAAGGTAATCCCTGCTGACGATAAGGCCGATGTAGAGGTAGCTGAGATATTTGACGGTATTGTCAGGCACATCGAGTACATCTCGGATGCTGACGTAGCCTACGACACAGCCTGCGAGAACCAGGTAACGTACGGCGAGGGTTATTTTCGTCTGCTGACAGAATACTGCGACGATGGTAGCTTTGACCAAGACATTCGTATCGGACGTATTCGTAATTCGTTTAGTGTGTACATGGATCCGACCATACAAGACCCTTGCGGTTCGGACGCTGAATGGTGTTTCATTACTGAGGACATCACTAAAGTAGAATACGAGCGTCTGTTTCCAGATGCAGCCCCAATTTCTAGTATTATGCAGCAAGGAGTAGGCGATCAGTCTTTATCTCAGTGGATAAACGAAAATACTGTACGAATTGCTGAGTATTTCCACATAGAACACTCTAAAGAGAAGCTAAACCTGTATCACGGCAACGTAAGTGCTACTGAAGGCTCAAGAGAGGACGTTCAGATGAAGGAAATGGGCATGAAGCCCATAAAAACCCGTGATGTGGACGTAAAGAAGGTCAAATGGTGCAAAACTAACGGTTTTG